GCAGAAGACGTACACATGCGGACAATTAGCGTTGATCATGCCGCCTTCGTACTTACCTGAGTAAAAATACATGTCTTTTACACTCTCCATTGCTTCATAAGATACATAGTCGGGACTGAAGCTCTTAGGTATAGGGATAACCACGAACTCCGGCGCATAGCCATTCGCTTCCATATACGACACACAGCCATTACGACAGTCGGCTGCCTTACCGCCTAGCGCGATTGCACCATACTTGTGCGAGAGATATTTGCAAAAAGTGGTCTTACCGACGTTCCCTCCATGGGACCAGATCCAATGCAGAGTGCGATCATCCGGCTCGCTTTCGATGTCGCGTAAGATACCTTTTTGCCAGGGGTACAGTTGCGACTCCTTGAGCACCTTAAGCGGCCTTCGCGGTTTACACGCGAGACTTGAGCGCGCCTCCCCGTCCTTACCGCAGTAGAGAACATTCTGGTTGCGGTTGCCCTTAGCCTTCTCCCAATGAATGCTACGCGAGAGACCGAGCTGATCAGGCCTGATCTTCACTTGAGATTCAATATATCCTTGGAGGTGGGGAGTGCCGGACTCGCCGACCTCCACACCAATGATATACTCAAGGCCCGCTTGCTTAAAATTGAGCTCCATTTGCTCCAAAGCAGTATCGGGATAATTATTGTAGGTAAAGCACCATCTTTTACCTTGAGATACCCTCTTTTGGTGGAGTTTAGTATTACCTCCACCAATCTCCATTTGCTCCATGATTCAATCAGGGGCAACAGAGTATAAGTAGTGCCGCATCCTTGATGAAATGCCCGCCAAACGTAAGTATGGTCGCAAGAAGCGCACACTTTCTAGCCGCAACATTAAGCGGCGCACGAGTGCTAAAAGCCAGAGTAGGCAAATCGCTACGCTCACTCGTCAGGTACGCCAGGTCACTCGCGATAACCATGAGAAGATGGTCACTAGCTGGTCTCGGAACCAGATCGCGATCCAGTCGCTTGCGACATCCGGCTACCCTTTCGTCTGCCCGATCCCCTACCACTGTATGGATCCGTTGGACAAGCTCGCGCCTGGTACGGGTCAGACCAACAAGTGGCATGACAACCTTCAGCTAGCCACTCAGCCCGAGTACACTAAGGGCTTTCAGTTCGGATACTCCGACGCTGCACTGAACTCTAACCGCATCCGCCACACCGGCGGGGTGATAAAGTACCAAATGGCCAGTACTGAGCCAGACTACACCAAGGTATCATTGTTCCTTGTACGCCCTAAAAAGGGCCTTGCGGACCAGCTTACCGACGACCGCAGACTCCTTGGCGCCGGCCAGGCACCATTCGGGCCAGATGACGCTTGCTTCGAGCCCGCACAGGACTACACTATGAACGTAGGTTCAGGCGCTGCACAGGGCGCGCCAACCACTTACTTCGGGGCGACATTCAACCGCAAGTACTGGGACGTCCTCTACCACCGTGAGATCGCATTCGGGCACCCAGGGGCCCAAGGGTTTGCTAGCAACACCAGCGCGAACAACTCCTCCCCTAAGAACAATGCCCTCATTGCAACGGGGACTATCAAGCTTCCTGCGGGCGGATGGATCCGCTCCGCCTCTGACGGGCTCAACCAGCCCCAGAATAGTGCGGTCATGCTCGGTATAGCCGACCAACGCAACGAGAACTCTTGCTACCTTGTAGCCATCCAGAACGGTGTGACCGCCGACCTGGAAATGATAACATTAGGGCTACTCACGCTCGATTACTACGAAGCGACCGTTTGAGCTGAATCTTAATGTCGAACGCAGGCGAAGCCGGAGAGAGAGTTGCCGCGGAGGCGGCACATTGGAATATTATATCTCAGCGTGGTAATCGGAAGTTATTCCACTGATTCATGTCCCTGATTGGATATATCTATTTATAAGGGGTCTGGGGATATCCCCAGGTAGGGCTCATTCAAGACGCGCGCGCTTAATGCCCAGCTCGAGATCATTCTCGGGTTCATCGATGCAGACTATCTTCCATCGATCCTCCATCATCTTCGACGTATCCGGATAGAAGTTGCAGAAGACGTACACATGCGGACAATTAGCGTTGATCATGCCGCCTTCGTACTTACCTGAGTAAAAATACATGTCTTTTACACTCTCCATTGCTTCATA